CTAACGTTCTAACCACCCCGGCTGTTTTCGTTTAGCGCCGGCAATAAGGTAGGCAGTTATTTGCCGCGCAATTATTAACGGAAAGGAGTGCGAATATGTCAACGCAAAATCTACGTGAATTAGAAACGAAACTCACTCGCGAACAAATCGAATCAGCACGCTTGTTGTCCGTCAACCAGTTCCTGCCAAAAGCCACGTCGCTACCGGCGGAAGAATTGGCCGAAGCAAAGGAAGCCGGCATGGTTCGCCTAACGTACGAGGAGATCGCCAAGCAATGCGGAATCAGTTCCCGGCACCTTTATCGCTGGCGCAACTTTGATGAGAATTTTATCGCATATACTAACGGACTGTCAACGCAATCGTTTATGTCGAACTTGCCGGAAGTTATGCAGAAGCACCTCGACATGTTGCTGAAGGGCCAAGGCTCGATGAAAGGAATCGAACTGTTCTATAAGTTCGGCGGCTTGCTCATCGATCGCCAGGAGGTCAAAACGGAATCGTCCGACAGCAATGCATCGCTTGACGAACGCCTTGCACGCCTCAAGAATCGCGTTAAGGGCGAAGAGTAATGTGCTGGCTTGACGGAAAGTGGTTGGCGCGTGATGAGCGCGAGCAAGCGATTGAGAAGCGGCTAGAGCTGCGCGACATGTATCAGGCGCTTGCTGACGAAGGCCAAATAGAGGAATACGACATCGTACAGTGGGAAGCGATAGAGGACGACCTAGAGCGGCTTCAGCGCGTTCAGCGAGCCGAGTATGACGTGCTCTACTTTACTTACGAGTATTTTTCGCAGGATCAGAACCCGGAAAACTCGTCGAACCTGATTCCGGAAGGCCAAATGCTAAACACTGCGGCAGACTTTCACCGAACGCTGTGCTCGCTGCTGGACGAAATATCGAAGGGAAATCAGGAAACAAACGTAGGGTGGTCGGTTGGACGGCGACATGCCAAGACGGCTTACCTGTCGAACTCGTACCTGTGTCATCAGATTGTTTATCGCCTACAGAAGTACATTATCGAAGTATCGGAAACAACGGACGTTGCAGGCGATTTCATCAAATGGACGGTCAACCAGCTAAAGTTTAATGATAAGCTTCGCGCCGACTTTGGGCCGTTGTTGCACCCGAAACCTTCGATGAACGAAGTCGACAACAAGTACGAATTCATTACGTCGACAGGAACGAAAGTCGAGGCGAAAGGCATCGGAACTCAGATGCGGGGCTTACGACACCTAAGCGACAGGCCGGGCCTTTTCATCCTGGACGACTTGGAAAGCAGCGAAAACACCAACACGCCGGAGCTTCGCGCGAAAAACTTACATTGGTTCCGGTCGGAAATGCTCGAGGCGCTAGGGTTTGGCGGAATGTGTATTTACATGGGTACGATCGTTCACTACGACTCGCTGCTCAACCACGTTCTGACCAAGCGGAAAGACTTCATTTCGAAGAAGTTTCCGGCGATCCTATCGTGGTCCGAACGCGAAGACTTGTGGGAAGAGTGGCGCAAGATTTATAACGCCGATGAGAAGGACGCGAAAGCAAAATCCGACGCTTTCTATGAGTCGAACAAGGACGAAATGGACAGGGGCACGAAAGTCTTATGGCCACAAGCCTACGATTACAAATTCTTTATGGAAAAACGCGAATCAATGGGCGCGCGAGCCTTTAATCAAGAGTACCTCGGAAATCCTGTCGATGAGGAGTCGCAGGTGTTCAAGTTAGAAGAATTCGAGTACTTTTCCGAGAGTGATTTAGACGGCAAAGCACTCGACTTTTACTGCGGAATTGACATGGCGATGGGGAAAGAAAAAGGTGATTACTCCTCGATCATCACTATCGCAAAGAATAGAGCGACCGGCGTGTGCTACGTAGTAGACGCTTTTTTGGAACGCGTAAAGCCCGATGTGCTTTTGAAAGAGGCGGTAAAGCGGACGCTCAAATACCAGTACGAGTCAATGTCAGTCGAGGCGCAAATGATGCAGGAGTGGTGGTCGCAGAAACTAGCGGAAGAGTTACAGAAGCGCGGATACCCGTCACACACCCGCCTAAAGCCGATTAAACAGCGAACAAGAAAGGCGCTGAGGATTGAGTCACTTATTCCGGATATTCAGGCCGGTAGGATTCGTTTCCAGAAGCATCAGCGTCTTTTACTGGAAATGTTCGAGCTTTACCCTAACCACAATCACGATGACGGGCCTGACGCGACCCACATGGCTTTCGACGCCGCCAGGACCGGCGAAACAATCGTACGCACCATCAATCGAGGCTCGCGATGGTAGCCTAACACGAAAGGAGAGAGTAATTTGGCCGATTTTAATTTAATGTCACCGGAAGATATGGACGCATTGTTATTCAACCCTTTTCGTCAAGCGATTGGAAAGGACGAACACATGCGCCTGCAAGCTCAGCATCGTAATTATCTTTATTACGAAGGTTATCAACACCGTGGCCCGGCTGGCGAACTTGTTAAGGCGGAAGACCTGCCTCGACCCGACGGACTTGACTACGACCCCACTCGATTCGTAAGCAATTACGCACGGCTGCTCGTTAGTAAAAAGGCGAAGTGGCAAATGAGCGGCAATCACGGAATCGACGTTCAAGTACGCCAGGTGGCTGACGACGGTACTCCCGAGCAAGCAGCCGAGTATGAGCGTGCTGAAGCGCTAGAAGCAATCGTTAGGCGCCTGTGGCGAGAGAACAACGCGAAGTCACGCTTGATCCAGGCGGCAAGAGATCGACTTATTGCCGGCCGTGTGGCTGCGAAGATTCTCTACAACGCCAATACGGGCCGCCTTAAATGGGTGTGGCATCCGGACACCGAAACATTCCCGATTTTTAGCGAAGATGATTTCGAGGATTTAATCGCATGTCACTTCATTCGCGAAAAAGAAATTGACGGAATCATTTACTACCAAAAGCAGACGTTCGAAATGGAAGACGGCGAATGTTGGCTGTCGGAGGGTCTTTATGACGCTCAGCTCAAGCTCGTAAAAACGATTATGCCGAAAGCTTCGATGGGTCTGACGTTTTTGCCGGTCGTACTAATTCCAATCGAAGACCTAGCCGGAGAGCCGGCCCTTTCGAAAGAGTTCGAGGATATTAAAACGCTGTCGGCGATTCTTAACCAAATGAACGAGGACGCAATCGACTCCCTGAAGTTCGAAATGTTCGGACTGACCGCGGTTATTAACGCAGCACCTGGTACGGCAGCACAAATGGAAATCGCCCCGGGCGCACTCATTGAAGTCGCAGGATCAGGCGAAAAGGCTCCCGACATTAAAAAGGTCGAAGGAGGGTTTCGCTGGAACGAGGCACACAACACGGTAATCGAGCGAACAAAAGCGACAATGTACGAACTAACTTCGCTGCCTCAGTCAGCGATAAAGGACTTAAACTTCGGTGGGATGAACAACGACGCAATGCGTATTGTGTTCCACGACATTATCCAAGATACCGAGGAGCATTGGCTGACGTGGGGGCCGAAACTGGTCGAGTTGCATGAAAAGTCTATCCGGTATCTGCAAGCGAGGGCAAAAACAGTCCGTGACGCCGATTTTGCATACGACAAGCAGGCGCTTGATATGATCGGCAACAACTACGATCACGAAGTTAAATTTGCGCTACCACTTCCGGACAACCGCAAAGACCTAATCGAATTACTATCGCTAGAAATGGGCGTGGGCTTGGAGTCACAAGCGGGCGCGCTTTCGCGTGCCGGCGTAGAGAATACCGAGGCGAAACGCGAGGAAATCGCTCAGGACGTCAAGCGGGCGCAAGTAATGACTGACCCATATAACGAAGTCACGGAATGAACAACCGGCCAATACGTGAAGCCGTTTAAAAAGCTCCGGACATCAAAACGCGACGGCGATAAACGGAGGTAATCACATGAAAAAACGCACGTATTTACCCTTAAACTTGCAATTCTTCGCGGAGGAAGTAACGCCGCCAGTTGAGCCGGAGGTTCCAGAAGAAAAGCAAACGGAAGAAAAAACATACACACAAGCGGACATTGACCGCATTGTGGGCGAGCGCCTTGCCCGAGAAAAGGCGAAATCGCAGAAGCAAATCGAAGACGCTAAGGCTGAGGCGGAGCGTAAGAAGCTCGAAGAAGCCAACGAATTTAAGGCGCTTTACGAAGCGGAAAAAGAACGTGTCGCTAAGATCGAGGCGGAAGTTGAGGCAGAACGTCTCAGCGCCAAAAAGCAGCGACTACTTATTGACGCAGGATATGCCGCAGATAAGTTGCCGGACTTGTACGAACTAGTCACCGGCAAAGACGAAGAAGAGGTTAAGGCGAGCATTGAGCGCCTTGTACGTGTAGCTCCTCCGAAAGCTGCTCCGGTTGACCCTACGGTGTCGGGCGGAAGCAGGTCGAAGACTCAAGCGCCTAATCAGGCCGACTCCAGCTACGAAGCAGCACGGGAAAAAGCACGTAAATTACTAAAACGAAAATAGGAGGAAACAAGAATGCCATACTCACTACAAACAGGACAGTCCGAATTTAAGGGTGGAAAAAACATCCTAGCAAGCACGCATCTACAGTTCAAAGAAGTAGGCGGAACACTTGACGCAAAAGCTTTCCCGGTTGGAAAAGTAGAAGTCGGCCAGGTAATCGCTAAAGACGCAACTAGCAAGAAATTTGTGCCGTACGTTGACGGAGGTACTTACTCAGACCTCGCAATCCTAAACGTGGATTTCGTCAATGACGGAGAGAACGACACAATCGTCGGCGAGCTAATCGTTAGAGGTTCCGTATATGAAGCGAAACTTGTCGGAGTAACAGACGCCTTTAAAGACGCTACGCCAATGATTCGCTACGTAAACCAATAATTCGAAACTATATAAAAATCAAAAACAAACACTAGGAGGAAATTTATTATGGCAGGAATTACACATCTTCAGGAGTTCCAAGAACCAGCACTAAGAGGACTAATCGACGAAAGCGCGGCGCTTCGCGAGGAAATGCCGTCATTCGGTCAACAGTATCTACCGTCACTAAACGTATACAGCACTACTTTCGCGTACGACATCATCAAGAAAACGAAGCACCTTGCAGCGTTCATTGGATACGGAGCCGAGCCGCCAGTAATGGACCGCGACGCAGTAGCAAGCAAGTTCGGTAGCCTTGCGGCGTTTGGTCTTCAGTACATCGCAACAGTCGAGGAGCTTATGGCGCTTAACCAAGCCCGTTCAACAGGCGAAAAAGCTGCTCTAGTTGCTCAGCTTGAAAAGAAAGCGATGGATATCATCGAAGGTATTCAAGATTTCGCTGACGTTCTTCGTGCCCAGGCGCTAACAAAAGGATCACTAAGCTACACGAAAGGCGACGCCAAAGTTGAGTTTGACTATCAAATTCCGGCTGAGCACAAGATCGCCCTAACAGGTACAGACGCTTGGTCCGATGCTTCGGCTGACATTCTCGGAAATCTAATCGAGTGGAGCGAATTGTACTCGAAGTCTAACAACGGAAAGACTGCCGACGTCATCCTTATGCCTCAAGAAGTATTCGCTCACCTTACTAAGAACGCGTCAATTATCTCCGAAGCACGTCCTGGCATCAGCGGTGTCACTCGTATCGCAGCGGCTGAGGTAAATTCCGTTCTTGAAGGGTTCGCTTTACCGCCAGTTCAGGTAGTTAAGAATCGCTCAATGACTGTACGCAACATGTACACAGGTCAAGACGAAGCGGTTGAATTCTTCCCTGCTGGACGCGTTGTATTCCTTGCAGAAGGCGTCGGTAATTTCTACTACGGTCCGAATCCAGAAGCCGAAAACTTCGAGCCAGGTCTAGTTGTTCGTGCGGTAGATGAAAAGCGCCCTCTACGTTCCATCATCGAAGGATACGCAGCAGGTTTCCCAATCATCGAAGTACCGTCCCTGATCTTGCACGCTGACGTTCTTGGAGCGTAATGAAGAAAGTTAACGTAAGAGTTACGGGCGCCGTGGTAAACGGTCAGCCCGACGGCTCTACGCTTGAAATCGACGAACGGTCGGCGGCTCACTTAGCGTCGATTGGCTACGTCGAAATACTTCCCGCGTCTAAGGCGGTTGGTGAAAAAGGCGAGTCAGCGCCGAAAAAGCCTTCTGCACGAAAACGCAAAAACAAAGATAACGACGACAAATAAGGAGGGCGTTGTGAATGGCGACACTAGCCGAAATGTCCGAGCGCTTGTTCAAGCGGTTTAAGGGCGTGCCCAACATAACGCTTGAAGATGCAACGGACTGGACCGAGGACGCAATGTTGGAACACGGCTTCGCTGTCGTCAGCAACGTTCCGGCCGAACAAGAACGATTGATCCTACTATTCGCCCAATCCCAGGGCGCTCACCAAATCGCAATCTCCACGGCTCATTACTTTACCTACACCGACGGCGAGGAGCAAGTCGACAAGTCGATGATATCCGAGAATTACCGTAACCTGGCATCCGACCTACGCAACCAATACGATCGACTCAAGGCGGAAGGTGTCGGCCGGGGCAGTAACTTCAAGGCTATGCGGAGACTTGACCGATGAGCAACCAAGCAGAGCTCGACCGAATCCTGCGAAACCTAGCGACCGACTATCGTAAATTGAACGCCAAGCAACAGGAGTTCATGATTCGCGAAATTGGCCGTGTGCGCCTCGAAATCAATGACCTACTCGCAGACTACGCAACAGCCGATGGATTAATTAAACGGCAGCGGCTCAATACGTTACTGCGGGACTTGGAATCGGTTGAACGAAGCGTACGCAAGACGGGCATCGTGGCGCTTGAGGAAATCATCGGCGAAACGTCGGGGTTTACCTCGGGCGCCCTCAGTGCCGGGTTATCGCAAGCGGTAGGTAACGCAGCAGTGGCGGGCATCGCATTTAACCGCCTCGACGAGCGTGTACTCAAGTACGTGACGCGTCGGTTCGGTGACGACGGACTTGTGCTGAGCGATCGCGTATGGAACCTAGCAGGCGACCAGCGTGACGCACTGAGCAAGGCGATTCGTACGGCAATTGTGCGGGGTGATTCCGTGACTCAAATGATTGCGTCAGTCAGGCGCGTGTACGAAAACGAAACGTGGAAGATTAGGCGATTAGTAGTGACGGAAGGGGCGACAGCTCAGCGGGTGAGTGAGTCGTATTTTGCGCAAGAAAGCAAGGTCGTGCAGGCGCTCAAGATTCACCGTGGGCGAGCGAATCGGCCCGAGCACAAATGTACGAAGCTCGAACTCGAAGATCGCTACGGCCTTGGGGCTGGCGTCTACTTACCGACCGACTCGGAAATCTTTAACCCTCACGTCAATTGTACGTCCTATTTCACTTACGTCTTAAAGGAGGAATGGCGCTAATGTTATCGCGAGAAGATATCGAAATGATTCGCAGCACGCGGGCAGAAATCACGCACAATCGAACCGAACCCATCACGCTGATTCACGTTAAGCCTGGCGCCGTTGATCCTTGGACGGGTGAGCCGACCGGCGACGAAGAAGTGTCGGAAGTCGTGGACGTTGTGTGGAAGGAATATTCGAGTGTTGCGGTGGGCGAACGGTCAGTAATTGGCGGAATTGAGCTGAAGGAAAACGACGTGAAAGTTTCGTTCGAGCCTTCGGTCGTGCTGAGCGACGTCGACCGGGTGATCCGTCAGGGTGAGCAGTACACCATCGTCACGATTGACGAAAAAGGACTCGGCGGCCTAAATCGCTACGAAACAATAGCGAGGAGGATGACGTAATGGCTAAAGGCGGAGTTAAATTTTCAGTCAAGGCGCAAGGGGTCGACCGGGTAATTAAATCGCTAGGTTCCGAGGGTGCTAAGGCGCTAGAAAACAAACTCGACAAAATCGTCGAAGCAAACGCGATTAAAATAGTCAACCAGGCGAAGGAGAATGCGCCTGAGAGGGATCGTAACCTTAAACGGTCGATTCACCTTTATGGACGCCCAGCGAAGCTTAAGCGCACCATCGGCTCCAACATGCCGTATGCCCAGCGACAGGAGTACGAGCACAAATCTAAACGCGGTTACTTCCGGAGAGCGCTTTGGGACGGACGTCAGCCGTTTCGTAACGACATACAAAACGCCATCAAGGACTTAGGCCGTTAGGAGGGAGACGCCATGCTACATGAAATAACGTATTCAATTGTCGCCCACCTAAAGGCGGAGCTGCCGGTCTTGAAAGACGTTGTGTGGGTGTACGACGGCATATCACTATCAGGGCGAGCCAAGCCGTTCGCGACAGTCGAGCAAATGCAAAGTGGTCACGAGGTTTTAGCGTCGGGTCGAACTGACTACGACGACACATATCGGTTTCAAATCGGCCTAATGGCGACGAGCGTTTCTGAGCGATCACGTTTGTCGGACGCAATGCTGAAGGTGCTACGCCAACCACATATCGCGCTTTACTCAACGAGCCGGCTACCGCCTTCGGTAGCCGGCTTTTTTGATTGCGATGTGTTGGCTGTGACGCCTATGCCTGTCGAAACGGTTACGGATGAAACGAACAAACATCGCGTCTATCTGGACGTTGAAGTATCGGTGCTTAATTAGCGCCAACAAACAGAGGAGGAATACGAATGGCTAAGAAAAAAGGTCAGTACGCAAAAATCACGCTTGAGCTTGACGGCCTAGAGGTTGACGTCTTGCACCTGCGAAATTGGGAATACTCGGCATCGGTCGAAGAAGTAGACGCTACGGCAGCCGGGAGTGACTGGATGGAGTATTTGCCGAGTTTCAAATCATGGGAAGGTAGCGCCGAGACAATCGACGTCGACACGTTCTACATGGAGCACCTTGGCGAAATCACTACGATTAAATTCTACGAGCATGCAGAGGACACGCATTACGAAGAAGGCCAGGTATTTATTAGCGGAGTCGACAAATCGGCTGCTTATGATGACTTAATCGAGCAATCACTGTCTTTCCGAGGTACCGGCCCACTAGAACGCAAACCACAAATCTAATTTAACATCGCCCATCTAGGCTGGCGCGGCCGAATAGCGTTACGAGGCGCGTGATGGGCGCTTTTTTAATACTCGCAAACCCAAACTAAAACTCGGAGGTTGATTTATTATGACGAAAAAATTTGACGTTAAAGCACTTAGACAAAAGGTACTTAGTTCGGAAGATGTAATTTACGAAGCACTCTACGTTAAAGAATGGGACGCAGAACTCCCGATCAAAACGCTAACTGCACCGGAATTAAAGAAACTGATGAAACAGAAAGACGACCATATCCGAATGACCATTCTCGCAGTCCTATACGGATGTAAGACTCGCGAAGGTGAAGCAGTATTCGAAGAGGCGGACCTTGCGAAATTCGAGTCCGACAAATCGTTCGGCCCTGTCGCGAAACTAGGTAAACGGATCATGGAAATCAGCGGATTGAATGAAGGCGCGGATCAAGCAGCAAAAAACGACTAAAGGGTGACGCCACGTTACGGTCGTTCTTCGAGCTTGCGGAGCAGAATCACTGCACGGTCGGAGACTTAACCGGAACACGTCGCCGATATTCAAAAGTCAGACTTCCCGACAGACTCGCGCGATTTGTCGGGGCTGACGAATTAACAGTCGAACACTTTGACGAAGGAATGAGCGTGAATGAACTTCCGTACTGGCGAGCTTTGGCGCAAATAAAACGCGAAGAGCAAAACAGCCGCAAAGGACGGTGACTATAGATGGGCTTAAATATTAGCTACGTTATAACCGCAGTTGATAATTTCAGTAAAACAATGGACTCGCTCGACAATAAAACGAAAAAAGCATTCGACTCAGCAGGCGTTCTCGGGGCGGGCATGACTGCGGCAGGTGCCGGTATCGCGGCGGGCTTAGGGCTTG